ATCCATAACGCCTACGCAATACTGACGTACACCCCAGCCCCGGCTGAGCAGTACGCAGTGAAGTCAGGCAATTGGAATGACACAACGGTGTGGTCAACAGGTGCAGTTCCGACGACAGGGACTGTCTACAGCAATAACTACACGGTCACAGTCAACGTCAACTCTGCGGCAACAGTCGTCACCAATGTGGCTGGTACGGTTGCAGTTGCTGGCGGAGGTTTCGCTCTTGCAGACGGTGTCACGCTCACGGCAAATTGCTACGCTGGTGCAGCTACTTGTGTGACTGCAGGATCGGGCGTCGGTGGGGCTATCGTCGGCGATATCTACGGCGGAAGCGGTACGAATGCCTATGGGTTCCAGAAATTGGGCTCAGTTGTCAAGACGGTGACGATTACGGGGAATTCACACGGTGGTTCTGGAACAGGAACAAACGGAATTCTGAATTCGTCTAATGGTCCCGTCAATCAGATCGGAAATACATACGGTGGGTCCAGTGGATCTGCTTACGGTCACCGCAATTCGGGTGTTGCGACTGACACAATCACTGGCCATTCCTACGCAGGTACCTCTGTGCCAGGTGCGTTCAACGCTTCAGCAGGGCACATCGTTGTTACTGGTAATTCTTATGCACTCGGCTCAGTGATCGGCTCTACAAACGCATTATCAGGAACTCTCACTATTAACGGGTTCTCGCTCGGGGGAACTTCGGCCACTGCCCACGGAGCTAACAACACAGGCACAGGCACTCTAATCGTGGATGGGGCTGCGATCTCTGCGGATAGTCCCGGACTCGGAGCGGGTGTAGCGAACACTGGATCAGGTTACGCAACAGTCGGGTCTGTGGTGACTGGGACAAGTGGCGTTTCCCCCTGCGTCGGGCGTGTGCATGTCGCTGACCTAATTACTTTTACCGCATTGGTCCGATCATCGTCGTCATCGGTAACACTATCTGCTGAAGTCGGCTTGCCTTCACCCTTCGAACCTTCCCCAGTATTCGGAGGTGCATGATGGCTGAGAGATATGCAGTTGCGACTGGGTTATGGACGGCAGCGACGTTCGATGAGGGAACACTGCCGGGGGTCAACGACACGGTTCACGCAAACGGATACACCGTGACTATAGATCAGGACATCACGGTTGCAGCCTTATCAACGCGAGTGGGCGTCACTGCTGTGGCGGGAGGCGGCTTTACCGTGTCGTCTGCAGGCCGGACTATCCGAGCAAATCTATATTCAGGAACAACCAACTGCCTGAGTTGCAGTGCATCGAGCGGGACATTCACGCTGCATGGCTGGTCTTACGGGAGCAACACGACTGCCAGTATTTACGCTTTGAGAAACACCGGAGCTGGTCTTGTGGTCGCTTACGGTCACGCATTCGGCGACGTTGGACATGGAATCAATGTGTCGTCAACTGGCGATCTTTACCTCTATGGCGATGCAGTTGGTGGTGTCGCCTACACTTGTGCAGGAATTAATGTCAGCGGTTCGTCAACCGGACATGGATATGTATTCGGTACTGCACGGTCTCATGCCAGTGGAGCTGGGCCGGGTGCCTATGGGTCGTCCTCTGGAACATCGTGCGTGATCGTGCAGGCTGCAGAACAGGGAGCCGGGGGTGGCTGGCCGATTCAAGGTAAAGTGTTATTCCACGACTTCAGCAACATCGCCTTTGGTGTTCGTAATTCATCTGGCACACTTAAAACTATCGGCGTTTTGCCGCATTCATCATTCAGCACGCCGAGGGCATTCACATGAGCATTCGACCAACATCATTTGGGGTGGGCGAGACGTGGACTTGGAATATTCGTTTACGAAACGTGGCGAATGCTGCAGTCGATGCCGACAGTACGCCAACCGTCACTGTTTACAAAAACAACTCTGCAACAGGTGAGTCGGTTACCGTCACAAAGCCGTCTGCTACAACAGGCTGGTATCAGTGTAGCTTTGATCCGGCTGGTGAGGCTGAGCATGATGTCTATTCGTTCGTCGAGAACGTGACGATTGCGTCGGTGGCTCAGGCTCCGTTTCAATGGGAGGCTGTTGTACTGGCCTCTGTTGGTGCTGGTGGTCTGGATGCTGCTGGCGTTCGTGCTGCTGTTGGACTTGCGTCTGCGAATATGGACACACAACTGAGCGGCATCAATAACAAGACAACAAATCTTCCTTCAGATCCAGCAGACCAGTCGGCTGTCGATGGCCTTATCGTGGCTGCGGTGGCTGCAATACGTGGGGCTGATGATGACACGCTTAAAACGCTGAGTGACCAGATTGATGGGATCGGTAGCGGTGGAGGTGGGGGCAGTGGTGACGCAGAACAAGCTACATTATTGTTAGTAAAAGCCAAAACAGACCTGATAGGATCCGCTCATGCTAACGTAGCTCTCACGGCAGCAGCGGTTATTGACATTGGATCTATCACAGGTTTCCCTACAACACTGACCATTGGTGATAGCTACGACTCCAACAGCGGAGAAATAGAAGTAACCATTCTTGATGCTGATGGTGATCTACTAACGGCGATAGGTGATCTGCTTTTGTCTGATGCGACTATTGAGTTCACAGCATTCAGGACAGGCGATCCTGTCTCTATGCATTTAGTGGGCACATGTTCGTACGCTGCCAGCATTGTGAGCATAACACTTCCTTCTTCAGTAACCTCTCTCGGCAAAGCAGATTTCACCTATGAAGGACGATTGAAGTTTACATGGTCAGCCGACGACGCACAGAAGACATTCAAAACAACACAATTCAAATTCATTGAAAACCCATGACAACATCTGCCCCAATCAGATATAACAAGTACCTGCGAAATGGTGATGGTAAGATATCTCAGCTTATACCTGTTCCTGTTAGAAAAAATCAAAAGCTAATAGGATATGAGTATCAGCCTGTACGCTTATCAGAACTGTTGAGACTCATACCAACTTATGACGTATTTCGTGAAGCCGAAGATTATTACTTCGACTTGGATGAAATGCACAAGTTTGTAGAGTTTGTCATCAACGAATGTGTCTTTCCTGAAGGTGAATACACAGGACTACCATTCGTACCTGAACTGTGGCAATGGTGTATCTACTTCAACATCTTCTGTTGGAAGCACAAGACAACACACTACCGACGGTTCAAAGAATGTTTTATCCTGATTCCTCGCAAGAACGGGAAAACGGTTTCCTTCGGTAGTATTCCGAGTCTTTATATGTTCTATGTGGATAAGGAACAACGATCACAAAATTTCTGCTGTGCTGCTGACATTGAACAAGCATCTGTCAACTTCAGACACACAGCATACATGATTGAACAGAATCCAAATCTACTCAACAGACTTCGACAAGGAAAAGTTAATAGATCAACACGTAGCTTTGAACACGCTAAAGACGGCAGTATGTTCAAAGTGCTGTCAGCCATTGCTGAAACCAAACACGGACTGTCACCAAACTTTGTGTACATCGACGAAGTTCATGCACATAAGAGTAACGAACTGATTGACGTTATGCTTACGGGTACAGCAGCCCGCAGGCAATCTCTAATCATCTACACAACCACAGCAGACTACGACAGACCATCACCATGTAATGAGCTATACGATAGAGCTAAGCGTATCGCCACAGGTGAAATGTCTGACCCTACTTTCCTTCCTGTCATCTACGAAGCTACAGTAGATGACAACTTTGATGATGAACGTGTATGGAAACGTGCTAACCCCAATTACGGTGTTTCCATCTACGAAGAGTATTTCTCTCGTAACATCAGACAGTGCAAATCCAACCCTCTGTTGCTCAATAGGTTTTTACGTCTTCATCTGAACATAAGAACCAAGACAGATACAGTGTGGATTCCTAGTTGGGTTTGGTCGAATGGTAACGCCGATGAACAACACTTACTTTCAATTGACGAAATCAAGAACAGCCTGTATAATCACAGACTGTGGCATAACTATGCCTGCGATAATGAATGGTTCCACAACAGACAGGTAGACCTGTACGTAGAAGAACATCAGGCATACTTCACTTGGTACTTCAGAAAACTGGTTGAACTACAAGAAGAAGAATGCTATGGTGGTTATGACAATTCCTCTGTGAACGATATTGCTTCTTTCAGTTTGTTCTTTCCGAATGTTAATGTTGTCCTTCCTTGGTTCTGGGTGCCTGCTGAATCCATTTACAAACGGTCCACAGAAGAACGTATTCCTTACGACAGATGGTTTAGGTCAGGCTTAATTAACAACACACCTTTAGCTTCTATTTCAGAAAGAGATATAGCGAAAGCTCTTGTTGGCGATGGGACACAAAGAGGAATCTGCAACTACTTCACTAACTTGCACCTTGTCTGCTTCGACGCTTGGGGTTCAAACTTCATTTACGAAACTCTCTACAACGCTGGACTACAGGCCAAAAAGTATCCTCAGTCTTACGTCGGTATGAATGGTCCTTGTCGTAAGCTTCAAGCTGACATCGAAAACAAAGAATTCTTTCATGGGTCAAATCCTGTATTACGTTGGATGATGGGTAATGTCACAATGACAACCAACAGCAACGATCAGATGCGACCTAACAAAACAAAATCTACTGACAAAATTGACGGTGTTGTTGCAACACTTATGGCAATCGGTGGGCACATGTACCACGGTCAGCAGTTAATCACTAACATACCGGGACTTCGCAATGAACCTGTTCAAGATTTTCAGTAGAAGACCAGCGTTCAATATGAGTGCAGTATTGAACGCTGCAACGTCTGCTCTATCTGGACGGGATCTGTACAGCTTTATGTTCAGGAGTCGTAGACACACAGCAGACTCAAGCTTAACGCTGTCTGCTGTCTACTGTGCTTTGAACCTCTACATAGGCTCAATTGGATCACTGCCACGCACAGTCAATCGTATCGACGTAACCACAGGCAAACCAGATCGTCAACTCAAGACTGCTGACCATCCAGCGGTTAAGATTTTTCTGCACTACGCCAACCCTGAATACTCTGCTGATGACATGCTAAGGGACATGATCAATGACAGACTCATGTATGGCAACTATTACGCTATTCGTGAATTCGACAGTCAGATGCGTACATTTCGCATTCACTACGTACATCCAACCCGTATTCCTCGTGGAAACATATTCTACGCCGATGGCACAGAAATACTGTCCACAGGAGAACCAGCAAGAAAAGGCACATTAGTCTACCGTATCGAGACAGGTAACACACGAGAAGACAGCAAGTCTCAGGGTATGCTTCTTCCTCGGGAATGGATGTTCCATATTCAGAGTGATATTCCTGATAAGCCCAACCACAGAGGTTACGGTATTATTGAGAATGCTGCACGATCATTCAGCATGTATGAGAACAGCGAAGAGTATGGCATACACTTCTATAGAAACGGACACAAAAACCAGACTTATCTGACCACAGAAAACAGACTCGCTCCTGACGTTCTCAAACGTGTAGAAAGCTTCTTCGAAGAGAACCCCAATGCTGCAATGGAAGACGCCTTCAAAACACGTGTTCTGGAACAAGGTCTGAAGCCTGTCAACGTAGCAATACCAATGCAACAGCTTCAGTTCATTGAGACACGAGCATTCTCAGTTGAAGACGTTGCACGCTGGTTCAATGCACCGACTTCTCTTCTGCACTCCCACATGGGCAGCAAGAGTTCTTCCGACGACGTAGGGCAACTAATTCACCTGTTCATTCAAACTGGCTTGCATCCATTCATCAGCAGTCTTGGAAGGCAGATCAGAAATGAGTTATTGCCCCTCGGCTCACAACTCCAATACAGTTTCGAATTCAACCTCATCTATCTATTCCGTACCATCATCAACGAATTCTCGCAAGCATTGCGAAACTTCTTTGAAATTGGAGTTATGGACAGAACAGAGATTGCGAATCTATTGGGAATGCAGGTAGACCCCTCTGACAAGAACAACAGTCTTCGTTACGTACCTGCCAACCTGATGACAGTCGAGCATAGCATAGCTCTGAAAGATAAAGCTCTGCTTGCCAATGAAATGATGACACAGCAGGTTACCAAGCTGACGCTGGATAACGAAAAGTACATGTCTCCGAAAGAGACAATGGAACTTCAAGCTACACAAGCTCAGGCCGAAGCAGATGCTAAGGTTCCTGATGACAGTCAGGATAAGAGTCCTGACGATCAGAACTTGGATAAGAAACGACGTGTCACACAGAATGCTTTCAATGCTGTAGTCAAAGGTCTTCAGGATTACGAATCAAAGGTTCGTAACCAGAAGTCTGAGAAATACTCAGCAGACGAACTCGAAGCCTCTATGTCCGAATTCCGTAAAGGTAAGTTCACAGACACGTTGTTCAACACGTTCAACGATTGGCTTCCAATCCTGAACGAAGTCAGTCCGTTCTCCACACTAAACGATCTGGTAGACGCTTGGATGTCAACGGATCACATTTCATTTCTCAGTAAACTACCAGAGGCATAACATGCAGACATACATTCTCAATCGAGACGTTAAGAACAATGTCCAGACGGTTGTCAACGTCGATGGTCAAACCATTGAGCTTTACGACTACATTCTCAGTGAACGATGGTACGAAGAACAAGCGGGTGTTACAGCTAACGAATTTATTACAGCTTTGAATTCGATGAAAGGCGACATCACTGTTCGTATCAATTCTCGTGGTGGTGAAGTTGGTAACGCTCTGGCCATCTACCAGCGTCTACGCGAGCACGCAGGCGAGGTTCATTGTGTGGTTGATGGTTACGCCTATTCCTGTGCCGCATGGGTTCTGCTGGCAGGTGATAAACGTACAATCAACACAGGCGGTTTGGTAATGGTACACAACCCCATGATCTTCCCAATGCTCAACAAAGAATCAGACTTTGATAATGCTAAAGCTCAGTGGACAGCCCACAGAGACGCTATTAACAGCATCATCACTGAACGGACAGGTCTGAAGTCTGAAGAAGTGAAGAACATGATGGAGAATGAAACCTTCATGACAGCCAATCAGGCTATAGCCAATAACTTTTGCACATCAATCCAAGATGGCACAAAAGCTATTTCTTCTTCTGTTCGTAATGCCATGCCCAAAGAAGTTATGAACACACTTCCTGAAGTCTTTGATTGTTCAGATTTGCATTTGAGGGCACTCCAGCTTCGTGCTAATGCTCTCAGATAATTATTTGACACGTTAGCTTCATGTGTTAAACTACGTCCTACGGCTAAAAGCAAAGCACAATACGCCGAAAGCTCAATAATAATTCTCAATTTCCAATAGGGGTCAACAATGCTACGAACCAAGGAACAATTCGCAAAGATGTCATTCAACGAGCTTAAAGACGCTCGGACAACTTTGACGCCAATCATCAACAGTTACTCTGCACGAGTTCAGGATGGCACGAAGCCTCTGAACGCAGAGGAACGAGAACTGTTCAACGTCGCTGTAACAGAAATGGAACTGATTAACGAAGCCATTTCCGCAAGTGACGGTGGACTTGTTGAACGCGGAAGTGTTGCAACTATGGCAGGTAATGCTGCTAATGTTGCAAACGTGTTCAACACGCTGACAGGTAACGTACATGTAAAGCCTAACCACGAGAACGATGCTCGTTTTGGTTATGCTCCAGATGAACAGGGCGGAGGTCGAGAATTCCTGTATGACGTTGCTAACGCATACAAAGAAGGTCTCAACCCAGAAAAAATCAATACTCGACTTCGTTCTGTTATCATCAACGCTGTTGGTGACGACGAATATGCTCGTGGTAATTGGGGATCTGCTGGTGTTCTGATTCCTGATGCGATGATCAATCGTATCCTGTCTCTCACACCAGAAGCTGACTTCCTGACCCCTCGCATGACTTCGATTCCGATGGCAACACCATCTATCTCGATTCCTGCACGAGTGGACAAGAACCATTCAACCAGTGTTACAGGTGGTACACGAGTCTATCGTACATCTGAAACACGAACAGCCGACAAGACCAAAGACGTATTCGAACTTGTCAAACTGGAAGCAACAGAGATTGTTGGTGAGGCCGCTGCCACTAACATGCTGATGCGATATAGTCCGATCAGTATTCCAGCCCTCATTGAATCCTCAATGCGACTGGCTGCTGTTGACAAACGTATCGACGAACTGATCAATGGTCAGGGTAATGGTACTCCACTCGGCTTCCTAAACGCTGCCAACCTGTCTCTGATCTCTGTGGATCGAACCACAGGTCAGGCAGACACTGTGATTGTCAGTGGTCGTGACATTGTTCGTATGACTCAGCGAGTCTGGGGTTACGACAATGCCATCTGGATTGCTAACCACGACATGTACGAAATCCTGTCTCTTGTTTGTCACGAAAGTCCAAACAACGCAGGTATCGTGAAAATGTTCAGCCCTCTCACTGAGGGTGCTGGTCCTACTCTGTGGGGTCGTCCGATCTTCTTCACCGAGTACGCTCCGGGTATCACCAGTGGTCAGGACGGAAGCCAGATCAGCGAATGGTCTTCTGGTATGCTGTCTTGTGTGAACATGTCTCAGTACCTGTACGGTCAGCTCTACACAGAGTTCAACCGCTCAGTACATGTTCGCTTCTCTGAACGTGAAGAAGTATTCCAGTTCGTCACCAGTGACGATGCTCGCCCGTGGTGGAAGACCTATCTCACACCGAAGAAGGGTGTCACCACACGCAGCCCATTCGTTACTCTGACCAACACAGACGTATCAGGCTAATAGCTGATTCCAGAGTTTGACCGTTCTCTCAAAACGGTCATCTTTCTCTTCAACAATTTCCATAAGGAATCTCGAATATGACTCTTCGTTACAATCATCTAGGCTCTGCCTTTTACATTGAACCGCTCGGTGACATCACACTGACAGCAGGTCCAGATACACTGAAACGTATCAACCTGATTACCTTCGGTCAGATCAAGCGAGCTACCCTCGTACTGAACGCTGCCACTCTCACAGGTGCAGCCACTGTAATTGCCTACATCGGCACTACCGGCACGGGTGGTACCGATACAGCAATCGCCACAATCACATGTCCAATCGTTGCTGCAGCAGCCGGTGATTACACACTGGAAATCCCTGCAGAACTGATTGCACACTACGAAGACCGTAACGGTGGTCCGGGTACAGCTAAGTCTCTGGCGTTCAAGATTGATGGTACGAACACTGATACCATTCAGGCTGCTATCATTGTTGAATGTCTGCATGATTATGTTGACCACACTCCTGCTGACGTTACAGCCACTACGTAATTTGTGGGCTTGTTAAGCCTGCATTTCGCCTGTGTCTGATACTTGGGGCGTCAGACACAGGTTTTTACTTCAGGAAATCTATCATGCCAATGGTCATTGATCGTAGCACAGAATCAGCCATATCAACTTTGTTTGATGCTGACTTTATGAAACGATTGAAACAGTATTTGGGTTTTGATCCAGATACACCAGCCGATGATATTCCTGTTGATGTTGATGACCTGCTGCGACAAGCAATAGGCACTTGTGAGACAGAACAGTGGAGATTCATCCTTCCCAAGAAGGTTACACTGTACCTGCCTTACGAAGCATTCTGCGATTGGGATAAGATGGTATTTCTGCCATTCGGACCAATCGTTGCTCCGGTTAGTGGCAACTACATTCGAACATTCACATTCATCGACAATGACGATACAACTCAGACGGTCACACAAACAACCATAAGACGTTACGAAGGTGAACCTATTCGTCTGTGGTGCGATGATTGGGATGCTCTGCTTCCTAACATCAAACAGATTGATCCATACCCCGTAACAGTTTCGTACTATGCTGGTTACACAGCGTACAACCAGATACCTTTCACAACGATCAATGCTTTGAAGATTCTGTGTTACCACTACAACACATTTAGAGAAGGCATTGACGGAACGAGCACAGGACTTCCACAAGCTTACATTTCAAATCGTGATCATGCTTTGCTGAACAACTACAGAGCTATTCGTTACGTAGCTGACGATTGGAATAAGGTAGCTAGTCGATGAAACGGAAAGAACGTCCTAACCTGACAAGACGTTGCCGGTTCTACAAGTACGGTACGACGCTGAAAGACTCAGAACCTGTAACCAATGTGTATGGTGAATTAGAACAAAGCTTCTCGTTGGTTGCTGTAGGGCTGTTTGCAAAAGAAAAACCCTACAAAGCTAACGAAGCCGAAGAAGGCGACAGAACGATAGGCGAACAACGTCACACGCTCACAGGACGTTACACTACTTCTCTCAGTAATGTTTCAGCGACGTTGTATTGTTACATTCTGTCAGAACGTAAATTGTACGCTGTGAGTGGTAATGCCACAGACCCTTACGGCGATAAACAATGGATCTGGATTGACATTGTTGATAACGTGACACAAGACATAGTGTCGAAGTTTCCGGGAGCTAAGTTGTGAGCAATACAATAAAACTCACAATACCACCTTCATTGCGTGGTGTAGTTGAAGCTCTCAGCAGAGAATCAATTCCGGCAATCAGAGCAGCTATGCGGGCTGCTATGTCTCCAGCAAGAGCACATATGAAAGCTCTTGTGAACACAGACACAATGCAAAGTGATCAGAGCACAGGAGCAACCTACCGATCTGTCACAAGCAAGAGCGGACAAAGCAAGAAGAATCGAAATGTCTTTTACGCAATGGTTGGTGTGTCTCGCAGAACAGCAGAAGAACATTATCTGCCGGGACATCCAGCGAGCAAGAATCAACGTCTGTCTCTGAAACAAGGTAAAGCAACAGGTAGAGGCTTATACGCTTTGCAGGCCAAATACAAGAAGAACAAACGAAGTCCGCAGAAGTCGTTGATCAAAACTAAACAGGTATTCTCTCGCATCAAACATTTGTCTCTCAGTAAGAACGATAAGGCAAGAGGTTTCATCCGAAGAGTACCCAACAAGTATTTTCATCTGATTGAACGTGGATTTACACACAGAGCAGGCGTAGCTGTAGCCGGTTACAATTGGCGAACAAGAACAGCTAACGCCACAAGAGACGAAGTGTTAAGCATCTTCAAAGAGCGTTTGAAAATATCCCTAACCGTTGCTATAATTAAGCACATGCACAGGGCAGCACAGTGACCCCACACAACCTAAGAAAATGTCTTACCTCTTTGTTTGGCACAGTTGATGTACCAAGTTACTACATTGATGAATGTCCCCCGTTCGCTGATGTACCCAATAAGAATGGTTTCTTTGTTTGGGACACAGAAGACCACACGTTCTTGGAGTGTTCTGAAGGTCTTGGTTACTCCGGTGTAGTTGGATCAACAAACACAGACAATTGGATAACATGTAATTTCCAATTGGAAGTCACATGCTACAGCAACAGATTTGCTACACGAGCTTCAACGTCTCAACTCATATTCAATCTGCTCTATCCTATCGTCTCTGGTGTTCGAACCCCACTTAGAGGATTGGCGATTACTAACGGGTTCATCAATCATGTTCATCATATTTCCACCACAGAATTTGATGTACAAAAAACAGCACAATCAACACCAGAGATGTCAGCAGCGGTGCTGACTTTTGAATGTTCATTTTCAGTGAAGGAAATCTAATATGGCCAGAGACGCTGCAAGAATCCGTTTACAATTGCCTCTGATCGACGATGTTGGTGATGGTACACCAACTACCTCTACAGACACTTACGTGTGTGTAACAGGTAATTGTTCGTGGTCAGGATTCAGTCGTGAGTCTGTTCGTTCTGACTGTTCAGAAACTTCTCTCGACGCATGGGGTAACTTGGTTGCCACATACATCGGTGGTAAAGAAATTGAACTCGGTGAGTTCAGTTGTGATGTAGACTTCTCTCCTGACGTTGCTACGGCTGCCGGTGGTCGTCTGTACGCAGCTTTCAAGAGTGGTCTGGTCGGTGACTATAAGCTGAAGTACCCTGCTGCTGTGGGCGAAACCACAGGTCCAATTCTGACTCTCTCTGCTTGTGTAACCAAGTTCACACCAATGACACCAATCATGGGTAAAGGTGATGAATCTCGGTCACGAGCAAGTATCACTCTCAAGATCAGTGCTCTCACAATCACTGCTGCTGTGTAATCCTCTGTTAGCTCGAAGGTAGCCCCACAATGTCCGACATGTTCAAATCTATGTTTGTTGTTGAGCCTATCAATGACAATCTTTGCCTCAGGGAACCCTCTACGGGTGTGTTCACATTAGCTCAACGAAAAGTAAAGCTAATCACAGACGCAGAGGGTAACTATCCTGTTAATCTTTGGTACACAATCTACGTGCTCGCTTGTATTCACGAATACAAAAATAATGAATGCTGCGAGCCTGTAGCTTCCATCTTCTACAGAAGCTTCAAGAAAGATGATGCTCTGCCTGTCTCCACGGTGGAACACATCTTCTCAACAGTTTCTGATGAAGAGTTTGTACCATTCCTCGAAGAAGTAGCAGCCGCAATTCCTTTGCACAAAATGCGTCATTGGTTCAAACTAATCAATGACAAACTCATTCTCACTGAGGAAGCAAAGGAAGCAGCAAAAAACGATTAAACCCCAACAGTGCTGATTGGTTCATAATGCACCTGTCAACACGTTGGGGTAAACCGTCATACGAGATAGAGGCTATGCCTGCCTCTGAGTTTCAACGTCAGAAAATATATTGGGAAGCTCATTCATGGGGAATGCAAGACGATCTTGCTGCTATGATAGCTTCCCAATTGCACGCACACAGAACACATTCTGCACCAACTTCAGCAAGAACAATCAAAGAGATTGCTGTAGACCAGTGTAAATACAAACCGTTCGTTATCGAAGACGCAATGTCTATTCGTAACGCAACATTGCCGATGTTCGAAGAATTTGACAGGAGTCGTAGAAATGGCTGAGTCTATCCATGATTGGGCAGTTAAGCTTGGAATGCTTCGTGATGAAGCAAGCTTCTCTGCTGGAGAAAAACTCATGGAGAACTTCACACAGTCTGTTATCAGAAATGACAACAGAGTTAAGCAGTCTGCTAAAGAACGTGCTGACGCTGAAAAGCAGGCACGCTTAATGGCAGAAGGCGAGAAGATCAGACAGGCCAATCTGACTCCTATGGCGTCAGCTAATGAATCAACGATTCGTTCTATGGAGCGATTAGACGAATTGTTTGTGCAGAACGCCATATCTGTTGATCTGTGGGAAAAAGAACTCAACAAAGCTTATCAGACTTTCCTAAAGCTCGAAGCTGCCGAAGAGTCTAGGTTGAGTCAGGCCGGAATGCAGATTCAATCTGCCGGTGCTGAAGCTGAAGTTGAGCGAGCACAGACATTAGCTGATCTGAAAGCTGATATTCTTGAGCGTTCAGCAGAGAAGGAAAGAATACACCAAGCTAGACTCTCTCAAGAGTATGCCACAACTATTCAGATGCGTAAAGAACAGGAGCAGTCTTACGAAGCCGACATGGCTGCTATGCGTGATTTCTATCGTCAGCAAGAAGTTGAAGGCGTAAGACAAGCAAGAGCAGACAGACTTGCCGCAGAAGAAACAGCAGAACGTCGTTTAGCTGCTCGTATTTCCGGCTACAACAGTCAGCAACGTCGTGATGCAGCCAGAACAAGAGCAGAAGAAGTTCGTTTAGCCTCGGAAGCAGCCAAAGCTAAGTTGCTCATTGATGGACAGTACGAGCAAGAAACTCGTAGACTGATGATGGCACGTAATTCCTACAATGCTACACAGGACGAAGCGAATAGTCTGTTGCGTAGGTATGGTAACATAGCCGAAGACGCTGCTGCCGATATTCAACGTCTTAACGCAATGCACGAAGCGGGCATTATATCAACAGAAAGACACGGTGCGGCTGTTGCCGAAGCCACACGACGTATGAATTCTATGCGTGGCGGTGCTGGTAACATTGGTTACGCCATCGGTGAACTTGCTCGTGGTGCTGAAGACTTCATCACAGTTATGTCTATGACAGGCTTCAAAGCCGAGTCGATAGGTATGGCTATGCGTGGTGCTGGTAACAATATTAGTCAAGCTGCTAATCTTATGGCTGGACCTTTAACAGGGGCTGTCATAGGTGTCGGTGCTATTCTTGGTGGACAGTTCTTATCGTCTTGGTTGTCGGCAGGTAAAGAGGTCGACAAGTTCAACACCTATCTTGAACGAACAACTTACCTTCTGTCTCAGATAGCAAAAGGTGCTACAAGAGATTTGGAAGTTAAGTTTGCTAAAGAAGATTTAGCAGATTCAAATTTTGATCAGAACGCAAAAGACATCAAAGCTGCAACTCGTGATATTGAACGCATGAACGCCGCAATAAAAGAGAGCGAAGCTGATGTTACAGCATTTATTGCCACAATTGTGAATAAGGCTCTCGGTGGAGACATAAAGAAAAGTATTGATAAGGTATTCGAGCAGTTAGATAAATTTTCTGATCCAGTTGTAGTTGATAAATTTCGACGGAAATTTGACCAAATTCAAACCACTTTGGCTGGTTCCATCGCTGATGGGTTAGACCCTGATGCAGCATTCAGAGCCTACACAGAGCGAATGCAGATTCTTGCTGCCGAAGTGGACGCACAACAAAGACAAGATCTACCGAGAGCGGCAGGCGAAGAAACCGCCAATGTTTTATTTCCCATGGAGGAAGTCGTTAAGGAAATAACATCACTAAAGGAAATCAATGAACTTAATCAGGAAGGTCTGAACAGAGTTCGTAACCTGTTGGAAGTCAAAAAAGATCTAACCGCTCAGGAACAAAAACTGAAAGATATGCTTGAAGCTCAGGAAGGTCTTGGACGCAAAATGGTAGCAGAACAGATTGCTGCCAATTTGAAAGAGTCAGAGACAGCTTACGATGCTCTGCGAGCAGGAGCAGACAATCTAAAGCTGAAGTCTGAAGAACTTCTAATGATGTCTAAGCTTACAGAACAAGAAAAACTTGCCTATGAGTTTGCAAAACGTCGTGCAGAGATAATGGAATCAGGTGTAGCTGCTCCTGATGCTCTTGAAGACATATTCAAGACAGAAATGGAAGCCAAGATCAATGAGTTAACGCTGAAGAATGCAGACTTCACCAAACAGTGGGAGTCTTCCGCTCCGACTATGGCAGTCAGTACAGCTACTAAGGCTCAAGCATTCGCAGATGCAAACAAAACCATTATGAATGCTTCTGGCGAGACCAAAGACAAAGAACTCATAAAAGAAATGAGGGCTGTTAAAGACGCTATGAAAGCTGTCGAAGAAGTAATACGTAATCCGAATCGTGACCGTGGTGTTATGCTCGTAGAGGTGAAGTAATGGCAATTCAAAAGATTCTTGGATTTTTACGTGATGAACAAGACATCAAGCCCTACTGGAACAGAACAGAGGTAAAAGAAACACTACGTATCATCTCTGATGATGCCACAGACACAGGGTTCGAAATCATATACTACCTGCCGTCCTATGTCTCAGGACCGGGTACAACTGATTTTAATCCAATGCAGGCAACATTCACGATCTACCGTTCGTCTCACCCAACAGCAACCGATTTGGTACTGTTAGAGGCTTACAGTGTTAGACGTGTGCCGAATACAGGTAATGCTTGGGATATAACACTTCTGTACGGCAGTTACATCCCAAACGAATTGGTTGCTTACGGTACAAACTTTCCACCATCGTCATCAGGTGGCAACAGTAATCCGCCACCAGCCCCATCATTCAACCCACTGTCGGCACCCCCTGTCTGGTCTTCATCATCAGCAATTGTCCAGAAGCAGACGATGACTAAACCGAATGGTAATTTCATTGTACACGAACACGGTAAACTGTTGAACGATCCAATTACATACGAAGAGGTCCACACAACACACACATGGACGTTCAATGTAGATTACCATCTACTTAATTATGTTCAGCAGATAGCTAAATTTGCTGGTATTGTGGGAGCAGCAGGAAACATATTTGGTGAACCAGCACAACGCTGGAAAATGACAGCTTGCTCAGGACAAGAAGCGAGAGAAAGTTACGGTAGTGGTGATCAACGTGTATCTTATCATTACGTCAAAGTCTCGTTGTCGATTGAGTACAATCCTTCAGGATGGGTAGACGACGCTAAACTTATATCAAGAAGCACTCTACAGCTTCTCGATGGTGATTTTATTCCAATTGATATCAACGGTAATGGTGACAGAGCACATGAGCCCTGGCCTCTGTTGCCTGTGGATGGTGGTGGTGATGTTCTTGGTGCCCCTTACGATGCCCTAAATCCGAATGCCTTTGCTGTGTTGGATACCGGCTATCCCGTAACTGGTAATCTAATCGGATTAATTAATGCGTACAGTCTGGAGATACCATGAGCAAAGAATTTGGTGTCTTCAGCGTAAACGATGCTAAAGAGATTAAGCGTCGTGTACTGAGTGGTAATAGAACTTCTTTACCTTCAGTAAACAGTGGTGAGCAGCTTGAGAACAGATATTTTGGTGTGTTGAATGAGGATTTGTCTGCTGCTGCTAATCCTCTGACCGACCCAGAGACAGCACAAGTTCGTATAATTCGTTATCTATCGCGTAAAGATAGAACAATGGAACTTGTTCCCGGAGACAGTGGTCTGATCACAATTGTTCATCGTTGCAGTGAGATTGAATACGAACGTGGAACATTCGTTGTGTTAGACCGAATGCAGGACGAATGGTATATCTCCGGTAGTGATTGTAACGCCAATGATGATTTGATTACAGCCTTAGACGAACTGGATTAATAAAATGCAATTGGGACGATGTTGCAAATGCGGTAAAACAATCTGCGAAGGTTACTGGCTACGTAATTGTGTTATAGAGTCGGTAACACTCGATGATACAGGTTTAGAAGAAGTTGCGTGGACACATATCACAACAAATTTGGAAAATCCACCACAGTCCGGTGTTGACTACTACAGAATAAACGACAACGGAGCACCGTGGGAAATAGGCACAAAAAAGCTAACCTACGGTGTTCGTTACAATACCTTTATGCCTACGGCAAATAACCAACAATGGTATCAGAATCTGAATGCACAAACTTCATCTAGTCTGACTCCTAGCCAGATACCAAATTTTAATGTTTTTCTGTATTACCCATTCGTAGGCGGAATGGTAAGTTCTCAGTACGCCAGTATAGGTGGTTATAGACCGCCCAACTACAATAGTGAGAACTTAATATATCCTTACTCAGAGCTTGTTGCTTACGGGTGTTTGCGTGAGACATGTGACACAAGAAACTACGCAACAGTTAAACCAGTCACACAGATTGTAGTTCCATTCGGCAGAGAGTATAATACTGCGGCTGGTTGGCCGTTATTCGGTATCAGACCTCTGTACTTCAGATTTCTAGCTGATGGGGAACCTGTATCCGATATATTATCTCTTGTAGAGCCTGACAACGAGAAATACTTTAGGCCATCCAGTGATGTCAGCAAAGCAAATTGGTTTGGCGTTGGCGACACAGTAAAACTGTACGAAAATATAGACACCGACAATGATGACACAGATTACAATTGGTGTGATGCCGGAACGAACACAATTTCTCACAGTTTATCAGGAACAGATGTCGCTTTACCGTTCGATAAAACAGGCTATAAGCTTATTGTTCGAATTGCTCGGTGCAGCAATGATGGTACAGTTATGGGTTCTGCCGATTCAGGCAACGCTCTAGACGTTACCATTCAATTAAAGAACATAACAACAGTACGTGCTTCATTCACATTAACTGTCCCCGCTGATATCACAACCTACACATTAGATTTATCAGACAGTCAATGTGTTTCTATCAACTCATTATCCAACTTGCGTATTGATTTTATAACAACAGACTCTGGTGGTAGCGTAGATACACGCAGAGGACTGGCAATATTTAGTGTAAAATTTGTCACAAATGCCAACGAGTCAATATCTCAGTACCCATTTTATCCAAATTATCAATACGGCGGAAGCCACGGTAACAGACCACAAGCTTTCAATATAGCAGCATCGCAACAACAATACAGTTTGAAAAAAGGTAAAAAATTCGGTATTGATGTTTGGTATGAATTGCGAAAAGAGACAGACAATACAACAGTATCACAGATAAGTATAGGTGATTTTAGGAATGGATCAGCAGGAACGATAGGAGTAAAGTTAGAGTATGCCCCTAGCTTCAGTCCGGAAGATCATGCATTCAAACTCACCTACGTTGGCGGAAAATATCGTTCTTGGGCGTGTTTAGGGGATGTACAATACCTGCATGCAATTACGGGCAGTTCCTATTCTTATCTACCGGGAACGCAGATCATACGAAGAATGAAAGTGAATTTTACTTCATGCGAAATCGACGGTTTTTATTCACAAGCCGCAAACGATACTTACAGTTTTACAGATGGTGAAGATTTTACTATGCTGTCTTGGTCCTCAGAGACACCAATTCTTCAAGCAATAAATAGGCTATGGGTGCTTGAAGACACAAACGGTACGGGTATCCGTAACTGGTACGATAGCACACCTAACGGACCGATGTCTGCACAACACTACTACCTTCAGAACAGTCCCGGATCATTCTGGAAAATAAATAGGCACAAGTTTGTTCCAGCATTCGGGCTAATGACATCATCAAACGATCCGTTTGTGGATCGAAACGCCGGAGAATTTCCAGACTATATTTTAGTCGAAAAAGTTACAAAAGTGGAACAGATAGTTGTTTACACTTACCGTAATACAACCGGATACAATTACGCTAATTGGGCGACCCCTGCAGAAGAATTAAATGTGACTGAGTTTGTTGTTGAGTGTTGGGGAGCAGGTGGCGGTGGTGCTGGTGCTGGTTACCAACCTAGTCCAAGCTTAAATCCGCAAGGTCTGCCCGGATCGGGTGGCGGTGGTGGCTACAGTAGAAGTGTTTTATCTTTACTACCCTCAACTGTGTACAGACTCTACGTAGGTACTGGTGGTGCTGGTGGGGATGTGGGCGTGGGTGGTGATCCCGGAAACGACGGTTCAGATGGAGAAGAAACTTCCTTCAGATATGGCACCGATGTGTTGGTATCTGCTGCGGGCGGTAAGAAAGGTTACGGAGCACCGATAGGCAGCTCAGGAGCCGGTGGTATTGGTGGCAGTGCCGCAGATGGTATTGGTCAGATTAGGTACTCAGGTGGTAACGGAATTTCGAGCACGCATATTGGACCTTCACCTGAAATATCAGTTGGCGGAGGTAGTGCCGGTTGGGAAAGTGACGGTAACAGTGCCGGTCCGCCTGATGTCAGCGGAACGGGCGGCAAACCTGCAACGGTAAAACATGGAGGTAAGGTTGCGTCCTACCAATATGCAACTAACACTGTACCTGTATTGGGTCCGGGTGGTGGTGGTCCAGCTTACTACAACAACACACCCGGACTGCTGATAGTCCCGCACGGATGTGGTGGTGCAGTAAGGATTACATATTTTAAGCCCAAATCTTCTTGATTTATTTCGTCTTCTCGGGCACCATAACGTACACAAGCTTATGAATAGCTCGTGTCACTGCCACAAACTTCAGATTCCATTCCTGCTTCTTTGCTTCTTCAGTTTTAGCTAAAGGATGTGGTACGTTACGTGGATTGTAAAAGTACACGCTATCCGCTTCCAGCCCTTTAGCTCTGTGGATACTGCTGAGTCTAATTGTACCTTTCTCCACATCATTGAAGATTTGCTGAATAAAACTCAAAACTTCAGCAGATGTCTTACAGTTGGTAGCGATGGTGCAGATACAGTCAGCCTGATCACCAATTGCAATCTGACGACTCTCGGTGTCGTACTTCTTTGTCTGCAACAGTTTGATCTGATGGTCTCTCCAATCTTCCACAAGCTGACACAGTGCCACAGCGTCTACGCTCTGTTTATCTGTCAGTTTGTTGATCAGTCGCACAAGCCCTGTTCCAATGTTTCTGCCCACAACCTGAACAGGCTTGTTGGCTTTCACAAGCTTCCAAGCTATCTGCATCAGTGGAGCATTGACACGACTAACTAGCATATCACCAACCTGCAGATCCATATCAGCAGCTTCAATGTGACACACTTCCCCTTCTGGATTTGTCTCACCAGCGTTGATAGCATTTCCCACGATCTTCTGTGCTTCAGCTACAATCGACTTACCACAGCGGTATGTGAAGCTCAGAGGCAGTGTCTCAATCTGTTCTACACTCTCAGCAATCTTGCTGAAGCTGTCAGACTGAGCACCAGCAAAAGCAAAGATAGCCTGATTTGGATCACCTACAAACACGAACGTCTTACATTCCTGATTGGTGATAAGCTGCAGTTTACCTGCACTCAAATCTTGGGACTCGTCTGTTATGATACAATCAGCACTAATCTTCCAGCCGTACCGAGCAGGCAGATAAATCATATCGTCAAAGTCGATTGCAATGCCCTTGACGGGTTTTGCCTTGCTGAACGCTGTATGCTTCACACTTCCATGTGTGGGCAACTTACTTCCTTCAGTGAGCACATAACGGATAGCTTCTGTGCAGGCTGAGGCTGAAGAAGCAAACGTGTATTCATTGTCCATAGCGAGACAGGCAACACGATTTTCTGTGATGTCATCTTCTGTGAGTACGTTGTCTTTGCAGATCTTCACAAGCTCTTTTGTGTCATCAAGAATAGCTCGCTGTGCTTGTGACAATTCTTTCATGCTCTTCACCTGACAGAATTCCTGATATAGATTTGTTGTCTTCCATGTATCAGGTCTGCCAATACGAATTTTGTTCTCTCGCATGATGCGACAACCCAGAGAATGAATTGTTGTCGCCACACCGAATGTCAGACGTTCTTTCAGTTCACCAGCAATTGCATTTGAGAACGCACACACAACAACTTCACCGCTGCTGTTGATATTGTCTTTCATCCAACCCCAAATTGCTTTCTGTTCGTCAGATGGTTTGTATCGAGAAGTTTCCTTTCCTGTGTTGACAAACGTCAAACCGTCAACAATCGTCGTCGTCTTACCACTACCAGCAGTTGCATTCACAATCAGAGCGTTTCTCATTACTTTTTCCTTTCAGTAGACATTCAAAGGCAGCACTCTGCTGCGTCACGATTCTATTATACCTTTTCGTCAATCGTTGAATAGCCTGACCAAGGAAAAATCAGGAAAAAAGATTTTTAGAAAATATCTGTTGACATGTCTTCTGCGTCGGTTAAGATTCGCCTATCACCCAAACGGTTGGTTGATGCGTTATGCGTTCTAAGTCTGCACAGTGTGGTTTGTTGGAGTTTTCGTCATTTTCGCCAACAAGCTATTGGTACACTGTATCAGCCGACGCATAACGTATCAGCCAACCATGTACAATTTTGTCTCTGTTAAGAAAGTAGCCCCATGTCTAAGTTGATCACCACACTGAATCGTCTCAAGTCTGCCGATTCTCCAATCAAGTCTCTTACCTGTGACATCGACGCAGGTGGAGCAGCCTCAGTTCTGGAAATCTTCAACACCAACAATCGACCTGTGAGTAAGTCCAAAACTGCTCTGTACGCCAATGAAATGCTCCGCAACAAGTGGGCACTGAACGGCGAACCTTTGATCTTCGGTATTGATGAAGAAGGCAACGAAGCAGTCATCAGTGGTCAGCATCGTCTGCTCGCTCTGATCAAAGCACAGGATTTGTATAATGCTGATCCTGACAAGTATCCTGACGTTGTGAGTCCTCTCACACTTCACACTGTTGTAATCTACGGTGTCGATCTGACCACAGCAGACACTGTTGACCAGATTAACCCACGTTCACACGGTGACGTTCTGTTCCGTGACGAATGGACCAACACACAGATTCCTGAAGAATGGAGTAAGAACGCTTCTCGAAAAGCTCGATGGTGTAAAGCTCTCGGTGGTGCTGCTCGGCTTGTGTGGCTTCGTGCTGGTGGTGCAACAGTATCTTCAGCACCAAAGTTCCTTACCAGCGAGATGCTTGACTTCATCAAGAATGATCATCCAGAACTCTGCACTGTTGTCAGCACTGTCCTGACTGCTGCTGAAGGTAACACAGGACTCCGGATGTCTCTGCCTTACATCGCAGCTCTCAGCTACGTTGCAAGTCTGGAAATTGTTCAAGACGAAACTGTTGTCAATGAAGCTACTCGGGACAAAATTGATCTGTTCCTGTCTCAGGTTGCTTCTGGTACAGGCTTCAATGTCGGAAGTCCAGCTCACGCAATCACACAGTTCTGGAATAAGCTCACCAGTGATCCGGGCAGTAAAGACCGTGACCTTGATTGGGTAGCTCCATTCGTGAAATGTCTGAATGCTGTTGTTGAAGGACGACCATGTAAACCTTCAGACCTGAAGCTGAACAAGAAGGAAGCCGACAACTACCGTGAACACCCATGTTTAATGACTGGTTGGGATACGGCAATGTTCGAGTACGCTGCCTCTCTGGCTCTGCTCTCAGAAGAAGAAAAAGCTGCTGCTAAGGAAGCTGCAGAAGCTGCCAAAGTTGCGAAGGCTGAAGCTCGCGAAGCTAAGAAGCTTGAAGCTGCAGCAAAGAAAGAGGCTGCTAAGGCTGAAGCTGCTTCGGCTAAGGCTGCGGAAAAGGCAGAGAAAACTGCTAAGGCAGAAGCTCCTACTCCAGCAAAACCTGTGGTACAGCCTACAGCCGTAGGTAAGTTTGTTAAACGAAGGGCATCCGTTCCGGTAGCCTGATTGAGTCTCGGTTGCATACAGCTAAGGGCTACTTCCTTCCCCCGGTGCTGTGTGGTACAGAAGGCCAACGCACCTTCAGACAACGCTGGACACCCGTAACCAGCCAACAATGGTGACGTATGAGATCCCGGATACCGAAGACTACCAGAGTCGCCCGAACCCGTGCCGATGGACGTTGGACAGAGGCAGGGTACTTTGGTTTTCTTCGCTCCGGTTTTCGAATGATGTCAATGAGGTGGCCCCCATTATCCTCTGTGTTGACCCGTGTCAGAAGGAAGTACACAGGTGACAACAAACGTCAGAAGTGGGAGTACCAGTGCGAGGACTGTTGGGATTGGTTCTCTAAAAAAGAGATACACGTCGATCACATAATCCCCTGTGGTCAGTTGAAATCAGAAGATGACATTCAGCGATTCGTAGTGCGTTTATTTTGTGAAGGAAGCGGTCTGCAAGTATTGTGTTCTACTTGCCACCGTAACAAACATAATGAATCAGAAAATTAAACATGTGTGGAATCCCATCCACAATGGTCTGAGCCTCTCTGCGTTAGAATTATGGCTCAACAATCGAGTAGCTTTCGAACTGAGCTACCTGCGTGATCTGGAAGCTGTTGAAGCATGGAACAAGAACACCAAGTACGGTAATCTATTTCAGGCAGGTATTGAAGGATATCTGAAAACGAAGGAACTCCGAGGACTGTCTAAGTTCATTCAGAACGAATTTGAACGTCAGATAAAGTCTCACGGAGAAGCGATTGATGACATTCTGTGGTGGTCTTCTCTGGCTGAGCAACAGGGACGAATCTTCATCGACCACTACTCTGACGAGATTGAGAAGTTCGGTTTCACTAATTCTGAAAAGAAGCACAAAGCTCACATTGTTCTTCCTTCAGGAAGGGAAATATGCCTGTCAGGTTACATCGATGGAGAATCCGAAGTCTCTATCATGGAAAACAAATGTCGAGCAGAGTGGAACCCGGAGAAAATTGCATCAGAGATAGACTTAAACCTACAGTACAACTACTACTGCCTGCTGTGGTACGTTGAACATGAAGAACTACCGAAGGAAGTATGGTATCAGCACATTAGGAGACCCGGAGGCTTTGCATACAGAGGTCCAGTGCAAAAGAAGACAGAAACCCGTAATCAATACTTAGAGCGACTGGTGGACCACATAGACACGCACAGAGAGGATCATTTCTACCGATTCGTCGGTAGACCAAACATGAGTCGATTCACTCGTTTTCTCCATGCCTGTCTCTATCCAATGCTCGAAGCATTCATTGACTGGTATGTCTACATGACCACCCCCAACAGAAAGGACATCCCCAATCACTATCATTGGATGACTCCCTACGGTTTGTACAATCCGTACATGGAAGGAACAGATGAGCGTTTTCGTAACTACGCTCTCACTGGCTCAACAATCGGTCTAAGACCCAAACAAAGGAACTTCTGAATGCCCCCAACATTCAAAAAGAAACCATCAGCTCCACCACCTTCACAACCAGCGGCATCAAAGCCTCTACCTAATCCTTTCAGTGACAGTTCAACGGTAATACCAACAGAAGGGAAATTCATCTTTATCTACTCCCCTCCCGGAGAAGGTAAGACAACACTCGCTGCTCAGTTTCCTGACCCACTATTCATGATCACTCACGGCGAGACAGGTATTCATTCAGCAAAGCGTAAAGGGGTAGCTAATAAATCTATTCCTGTTATCGAGTTAGATCCTCTTTACGCTCAGAATGAAATACCATCAGGTAAAGGTCATCCGGGATGGGACAAGTGTATTTCCAACCTTGAGCAATTCGCTAAAGGAAAACACGACCGACGTACCCTTGTTCTCGATACAACCTCTGGATTAGAAAGTTTGTGTTTTCAACATTGTGCTTCTCTTCAGTTCGATGGTGACATGCAGAGCAGAGCACAGGATTGCTGGAACCACTACGCTGCTGGTCCTCGTAAAGCTGCCGAATCCTATTGGCAGGGAGAACTTCTAACTCAATGTATCAATGCTGTAGGTAATGGTCTGAACATTGTTATGCTCGGGCACAGTGCTCTGCGACTTCAGGCTAATCCGAATGGTCCTGACTTCAATGTGTACAGTCCTGAACTGCAGAACAAGATCCTTATCTACACCAACAAAGTAATCCACCATCTGTGGTTCATGGGACGTTATCAGGAGTTTGTGACAGACAAGAGCACAAGAAAACGAACAGTGGCAAGTAGTGAACGATTCATCGGTGTCCAGTCGGAGACATGGTACACAGCGAAGAATTGGGACAACATTCAAGATCCTATCATGTGTGGTGGTAGTGCTGCGGAGACGTTCGCAGCAATCAACTCTGTAATTCCAATCGATTGAGAAAGAAGTTCAATGGCTGAAGCTCCTAAAACTGGTTTGTTTGCGGCAATGAATAAGAACGCTCGTCTGCGTAAGCACATGGCTAAGGCCAAAACTGCTGAAGCAGCTCGGGAGTTTGACGGTCCTGATGGTGACTATGAGTGTAACTTCAAACGCTACTCCACCTACGACAAGGACGGCACAACCAATGTCGTCTTTGAATTCAGGACTACAGAAAATTGTGCTGAGTACAGCGAACAGAAAATCGTTATCTTCATTAAGCTGGCAGACGGTCCTATCCGCACTGCAGAAGAAGAACAGGATTTGTTGTTCCAGATGATTCAGCTCATGGGCATTGATACACAACAGGACGATGTTGCAATTGAGAAAGCTCTGACAGCTCTCACTCAGTCAAACGACGTCATAACTCTTCGTTGTAAATCATCAAAGCCGAAGAATAAAGGTGATCGTATCTTCAAGAACTTCTCTGTAGTCGGTGTAGCTACAGAAGGCCGAACAGACTACGAGTACACAACCGAAGCTCCTGAAGATGACTCAAGTCCTATCCCTGCTGCAGATGAGGAATCATGGGACGAGACACCAGCCGCAGAAGCTGATGAATGGAGTGACGTTGAAGCTGAAGAAGAAATCATTCCTTCATCCTTCGTAGGTCAGACCTGTATATACAAGGGTAAGAAATGCACCCTCATTCATGCTGACGATGAGTCAGGTCAGTGTGTCATTGAAGACGCTGCTACGAAGCGACGTAAGAGTAATGCTGAGTTCAACGATCTTGAATGGCCATAGTCTACTGTGAGTGAGCCGGTTTGCTGGTCCGGCTATGTCCAAAACAAATACCAGCATCTGCTACCCTATCGCTTTCCGAAAGTCCACAAATGACTACAGAAACCTTAAATACCAAAGAAGTACATGAATTGTACGAATTGGCTTGCGAACTACGTAATGCTCTGCATGGGTACGAAAGTCTCTACAAAGATCCGACAGTGAGAACAACCATCAACGAGTTTGATGATTTTCTACTCAATCATGGATTGCTTGACTAACCGTGTCTGTTCCAATCTGATGCCCCTACCCTCTCTGCAGCAATGTAGAGAGGGTTTTTTATCCAACAGGTAGAATATGATCAGCTTAGACACAGAAACCACATCACTCTACTTCAAACATGGTGCTCGTACCTTCGCTGTTGGTATCTACGATGGATCTAAATTCTTCACAGCAAATGTCCCTATTGATCCACTAACCAGAGAGCGAGCTACGCCATTCAGACAAGGTGTCATCAAGAACATCAGAGACAAGTTTGATGCCGCAGACATAGTATGTATTCACAATGCCAACTTCGACCTGAAAGCTCTGGCAGACATAGGTGTCATTCACATTGATGAACCATCTACTCCTGACTTCTGGGAGAAAATTGTAGACACCACCATCCTGTCCCATTTGAATCTGAATACAGATCCTCGTAGCCTGAAAGACCTAAGCCGTACCTATCTGTCAACAGACTACGCTTCAGCATCTGACCTATCAGACATTGTAAATCGTTGTCGTACATTCGTTAGAGCACGCAGACCAGATTGGATCATAGCCGATGAGACAAAACGCCATTCAGCTCTAAAGCCGTTCTCAGACTCAGCCACATGGAACAAGATGGATATGTGGCTACCCGGAGCTGTCAGATGTAACTTCCCTGTCAGCGAACTAGAAGACTACTTCTGTTACAAAGGTGTCGGTAAACGTCGTCAGCGTGTAGACTTCAACATCGACACTCTTCGAACCTGTATGCTCTCTTATCTGAAAGATGACTGTTACAACACATTCACACTCGCTGAAGGAATGATGGCCAATGTACTTGAGCTTTACGGAGAAGAGACAGTAGCTCTGTTGGAGATCAACAACCAAGTCAGACACGTAGTCTGGAAGATGGAACAAGGTGGCATCACATTACATCAGAAGGAACTGAACGATGCTAAGAATGTCTGCAATGAGTATATTCTTTACCTCAGTAAACAGTGTGAATTGCAGAGCGGTCTGACAGAGTTCACACCAACAGCATTAAAGAAGCTCCTGTATGAAGATTGGAAGCTTCCAATTCTGAAAAAAACTAAGAAAGGTGCAGATAGCACGGATGCAAAAACTCTCGACTATCTGAAAGAGAAATGTGACACAGACGGTAACAAGCAAGGTGGGGACTTCTTATGTAATCTGATGGCATTACGCAAGTATACCAAGAAGCTCGAATACTTGATGTCCTACGAACGGGCAGCTATCTCCCATCGTATCTACCCATCAATGAATATTGTCGGTACTAAGACACTTCGATTCAGCAGTAGTGATCCTAACGAACAAAACATCAGCAAGGTACAGAACCCTTATGAAGACGGCTTTGAAGATGTGTCTGCTCTCTTATCAGCAAGTCCTCATTTAAGAAGTGTGTTTGGTCCTCCTGCTGACAGTTGGTGGTTAAGTAATGACTACAGTCAGCTTCAGCTTCGAATCTTCGCTCACATCACTAACGACAAGGACATGATTGAGAAGCTCCATGCTGGTATGGATGCTCATGACATCGTTGCTCGGCGTATCTTCGGTATCAGTGATTCAGACAGTCCTACAAAGACTCAGAGACGTATTGCCAAGAATGTGAACTTCGGATTCTTGTTCGGAGCATCACCAAGAAAGATTGAAGACACAGCAGGCGTTAAAGGTTTGTGGGATACGGTAATGGAGATGCTTCCCACAGCTCATAGCTTCATTGAACAAATCAAACAGGAGATAAGGAACGGAGAATGCGTTAGGACAGTAGGGAACTACCCACTATCTACTCCCTTGCAGTGGAACAAGTGGAAGGGTACAATGGAACCTGCTGCCCATTCTGCTGTATGCTACATCATTCAGGGAAGTGAGGGTGTCATAGTTAAAAAAGCAATGCGTTTATGTGATGACTACCTGACTGACTACTTCCCTCAAGGCCGAATAGTAATGCAGGTGCATGATGAAATATCATTCGAGATGCCCAAACGCTTCCCAAGGAAACACGCTATAGCTCTGACTAAGCTAATGGAAAGTGCTGCTGATCACTACGGAGTGTATGCTCCGGTGAATGCTGAAATCGTAACACACTCTTGGAGTAAGGGTATTAGTATATGATCTATTGTGAAGCATGGAGAAACGATCATCCGACTTGTGGGCAGGAAATATTCTTGGAGAAGTGCAGAGTACCTCCAAGTGCTCTCGATGGTATTTATTGTGTTCCTGACGGTGGTGGACTGAAAACATTATGCGGTAAACATGTCTACCGTGTTCTTCCTTACCTTCAGGAATTAGGTATGGACGCAGAGATGTGTCCTGAGTGTGATACAGCAATGCGTAATCAACTGGTAGTATCGAAACGGAGACGCTTAGCATGATATTGGATCACCTCGGTGTCCATCACACTCACGGCAAGACCAACTGCTTATGGTGTGGTAACAGCTCGCTCTCAATGGAAGACACAGCCCCTCACATTTTCCAATGCTTCAAATGTAAGGCTTCAGGAAATGCTTTCACTTATCTGCGACAATACTACGTCGATCTACCTGCCATCACACCAGCACAGGCTAGGAGCTTATGTGCTCTCAAGAAAGGCATCAAGCCTCTCACCCTTAGAGACGCTGGTGTTAGATGTTTCGGGGAACGGTATTACATACCTCTCTTCTCTGCCAATAACGAACTGGTGTCCCTGCACAAATACGTGCCCGATACGAACATCGTTTACAACTGTCCAAAACCGACATCTTTTAGCCTCATCGGTATGCAAAACTTTGAAAAGGCAAAGGACACTGTTTACATAGCCGAAGGTCATTGGGACTACCTTGTTCTTCTTCAGCAAATGCCCGACGACTACAACTTACTCGGATGCTGTGGTAGCTACTTCCCGACTAACATGCTCTGCCATCTGAAAGACAAACACGTAGTGATGCCGTTTGACAATGACGAAGCTGGAAGGAACGGAATCAATTATGTTGCACGACATCTAAAAACTACAGGTACAAGCGTTAGTAGCCTGTCTTACCTTGACTGGTCCCAAATAACTCTGCCTAAAGGTGAAGTAGGGGACAAATTTGATATCAGAGACCTCCACAATGCCCTCAATAATTGATGTCATCAACAGCAGTCTTGCTCGTATTGATTTTGATTCAGTACAGACAGTGAAAGTAAAAGAGTGTCACAACTTCTACAATCTCGTAGATGTCTACAAAGAGGATATGACCATCACTCAGAGCTTCATTGACTGTCTAGCTATCTGTTGTGCTGTCCACATTGCTGTCAGATTAGAAAGTGATCCACTATGGATATATCTTGTTGGTCCCCCAAGCTCGGGCAAATCTACAATCTGCGACTTACTCTCCAGCGACGAACACCACACACGGGCATTAAGCAAGTTCACAGGCTTAGTGTCTGGAAGCCGACAGGGTCAACATTTAATACCACTACTACAAAACAAGTGCGTCATAGTCAAAGACGGAACGCTTCTATTGGAATCTACTCCTCAGCAACTAGCGAACGTATACGGAGAATTACGAGATATCTTTGACGGTAGTTTAGAAGCTCGCTATCGTAATGGTGTATCTGCTTCCTTCAGTAACATTTCATTCGGCATGATTATAGGCATCACTGAGCGTATCTACGGTATGAACATGTCAGCTCTCGGTGAACGCTTCTTACATTGCCGATTGGAAACAGACAGAGCTAATGAAATAGTTCGTAACAACTCAGCCATAACTTCTCTGTTAAAAGGGATCAAACTCAATGTTGCTGAAGGTAATGATGACGGAGACGCTAGAAGTTTCCCTAAGCAGCGATCAGTCACCGCAGGGTTCCTTAACCATCTCCATTCGAGACTTAGTAACGAGTCAATCATCGTCCCGAACTATGCACCCTCGGATATATCGTTTATCCAGTCACTCGCTGACGTTATTGCTTGCAGCAGAGCTTCAGTTCCTCGTCAACGCAATGAAGACATCGCTTACACCAGCAGACCTGAAGCCTCAACACGAGTTGCTAAACAACTTACCCGTTTGGCTGTCTGCCTGTGTTATGTGTATGGAACGAATAGCTTCGACGACACCATCCGGAACAACCTGAGAAAGGTTGCACTAGATACTTCCTTCAGTAAACAGCATGACATGATCAAATCTGTAGCTCTGTCATCAAAAGGTTTGACACGTTCTGGACTGGCTTACGCTACAGGTATGTCAATGGACATGTGTCTACGACGTATCGAAGATATGGTGAGCTTGTCCATCTTCAACAAAGAAAAAGAACCCAATCGTATTGGACAAGGCAGACGCTCACACATCTGTACTTGTCCAGAGTGGATTGCCAACTCATTCAGGATTGTGTACAATGCCACCACTACCGAAGATGTTGAAGATAGGTCAACGAAAGCCTCCCGTATCAATCCCTTCACTAGAAAGAAACAACAACAAAAAACTTAGACTCAATACACTAATCAGAGACAACTTCACATGTCAGCGATGTCTCGAACCTTATCCAGAATCCAATCTGGAATGTGACCACATAGTCCCTCTCCTGAGTGGGGGAGAAGACTCAATCCATAACACTCAAACTCTCTGCGTTGCGTGCCACAAGATCAAAACAGCAAATGAAAGGAAGACTTAATGCTCCAATTCCTGTTAGGCTTCCTCATTGGCAACTATGTCTATGGCTTTGCTTTCTGCTACCTCGCTATAACGTGTATGACCGATGAGTATGGTGTAGTGCGTAAACTACTCCGAAGCTCTATCTGGCCCTACTACCTGTTCGATTTAATGTTTGGGAAGGACGAAGAATAGTATGCGTTACATCATCATTCACGACACAGATCATGACGGCTACGCTTCAGCTTGGTTACTCCAGCACAGTCTTGCTCAAGCAAACTCTAACACTCCAATCATGTGCTGCCCTATTGTCGCTGGTAGTGACGAACTACCTGCTGTTGAATCTGGAGATCATGTCTACATCGTTGACAAGTCCTATTCTCATTCTCAGCTAATCAAGCTGTCACTTGAAGTAGCTGTAGTGACAGTAGTGGATCATCACAAGTCTTTCCTCGATGCTACATGGAAAGAGTATCAACACTCAGGATTGCTGGCTTCCATTATCTACGAGAACTCAGAGCTTGTATCCCTCACTCTCTGTGTTGATAAACTCGAAGTGCTGATTGATACACGCAGTGCTGCTTGTACCCTTACAGCAAAGTTCTGCGATATCAATCTGAAGCAGCACATCCCCGGTATGGATGCCGACTATTGGTTCATCAACTACATCGCTGACAGAGACATTTGGAAATGGGCACTGCCTGACTCGAAAGAGATCAATGCAGGCATTCACACATTCCCTCTGTCGTTCGATACGTTCGATCAATTATATACAGGAGAGATTGATAAGAATCAGTGTCATGAGCGTGGCGTAGGCATCCTGGCCTACACAGAGACATTATTCTCAACTATGACCTCAGTGGTACACTCTGAGGAATCATCTGCCTACAATCGTATCATGTATTATCCTTGTCAGAATGTCCGTGTGCATAACACAACACCAACAGGAGAAAAGCCTATCCTCGTACCTATTTCTTTAGTTGTAGCTCCGTGCCCATTCACTCCACTAATCTCAGACTTCGGTTCTTACTTACTAGAACATACCAAAGCTGACGTAGCTATTATGTGGCGACCAGAATATGACGGCACACTGACACGTTGGTATCTCTACAGCATTCGAAGTAAGAATGTGGATGTGTCGGGCATTGCTGTCAAACACGGTGGTGGTGGTCATCCTAACGCTTGTGGTTTTAAGTCCATGCTTCCTCCTGCTCAAATCCATCATCTGTTCTGAAAGTCACAACATGTCTCTGTCAGCAATTGTGTACGATCATTTGAAATGGGTAGCTAAACTTGCAGGCTCTAACGCTGCCAATACAGCGGACAAAGCTGTGCGTATTATGAATGGACCAAATCACATCGAAACCCTACAGCTCGCTTCTCATTTGACTCTGGGACAGGTATTGAGACCATTCAGAGAATTCAAGTTCTACTGCAACAGCAAACTTGAAACTCTCAGTCCATCAAACCTACTCGTAGTCTACAGATTGAATTGCACAACCGAAACATGTCATTTCCCGGATGAACCAGATGGTCCAATGCCTCGGGCTGTCTTCCTTATTTACAGAGATGTAGACTATCAGGACTTGCCATGTCGAGAAGGATTGGTTAAGCTTCTTCCCACAGTGAACATTACACAGCTCATGCTCATCGTTACGCAGAGCGAAACAATTGGAAGGATAGCTGTTGATTGAGGTAGTTGATTTTTCTTTCAAAAAAGTGGGATAGGAGCTTCCACCCCCTGTTTTAATAAATTGCAGGTTTCTCCTATCCCATATCTCTATTGAAATTGAGGCTCAAAATCAACTAGCGGATATTACCCATCTCCACTGCCGTTTTGTCATGTGCATTTGCACATGTCATTTTGGCATGTCATTCTGTCGTGTGCAAACGCACACGCCAAAATGGCCGAAATCCAAATGACGTCAACTAAACGATACAGTCTGTAGTCAATTTGATAACACTATTCCGTACCTTCCCCGTAGTCAATTTGACTACACGTCAAACTGCTGGTTTACCCCCCTTCACCAGTGAACAACATTCCTGCTGTTCTCCCGTCCTGCAATCTGTCTTTCTCTATTAATACTCACACGTTCAGGAAAGCCCCTCATATCGTTTGTACGGGCCTCAAATTTCCATTTAATATAATACGTCGTCCAAATTTTGAGGCTCTCAGAATCAATCCTGTGCGATTCTAGACCACATACCTGTTCAGTCATTCAGTGTAGTAATACACCCCACCAGACACGATAAAACATCCGTCAGAATCCTGCATGATTGCAAGTCTGACGGATGTCATCACAAGGCTGGTGAGCTATCCGTACTCACTGCCGGTCTGATTGTTCTGTCCTGTTCTCTGTCCTGTTCTCTGTCGTCGATGGAATGATTCAAGGCTCTTCCCGATAGAACAGGAAGAGCCTTGAATCGTCGCAATCAAAATCCTGATTGCCGGATGGCAGACAAGCTACCAGATGTATTGGCGTTCAGCCGTTAAGAGTTATTGAATCATTCGGGAAAGGGTACACAATACCTTTCCAGCAAACGTACCATTCATAGTCTTCCTGAAATACATGATAGCCTAACCCGAATTGATTTGCAGCTTGATTCATCCTGCGTTTCGTTGTGACTGTTTTCCATCCGTCAGTGTTTAACGTCACCTCACCATTCTTCACCACAACCACATCTGTATTGTGATACCGCACAATCAATCCAGTTGCAGTGTGAGTCGCTTTTGTAGCTACACCCTTTACTTTGTGAGTCTGTATCATGTTCACATTCCTTTCAGTCTGTCAACAGCCAAAACGATACCATTCCAATTCCGATCACACTGGTACTCACTATCCCGAATTCCAATATCTGCAATATCATCATTATCCCCTCGCATACAGAAAGCTTGTGGATGAGCAAACCCGTGAACGTAGACGTACACACTGTCAGAAACGTGTTGATAACTCACAGCCACCGATGTTGCCGATTGAAGCCTTAACATCTGGTAGCTTGTCTGCCATCCGGCAATCAGGATTTTGATTGCGACGATTCAAGGCT